TCTAAATTATCAACTTCTCTTTCACCAACAATGTGAAACTTTGCTGGGGTATCTGACTGACCATAGAGTGGAAATTCTTGCTTAAGAGTATGCAAAAGACCGTCTGCCTGATTACGAGCATGAAGATAGAAGCGACTTCCAATTTCTCCTTCTGGAGAAGCGTGAATCTTCATAGTTTCTCCATTAAGAACTTTCTTGATTACCATTGGCATAAACTTTTCTGGATCCTGAGTTTCACCAATAATATTCATGGTATTAGTAATTGCAATTGGGATTCCATAAGTTCTCCAGTAAGAGAATGCAATGCTTTCTTGTGCTGCCTTGGATGCAGAATAAGGATTGCTTGGGAAATATTGGTCTACCCATTCCTTGTGAGCATGTCCCTTTGGTGCAGGACCATATACTTCATCAGTTGAAATGTGCAAGAACTTTTCTGGCTTTGCAACTCTAGCCCAATCAAGGAGATTGCAAATTAAAGACACGTTGTTTAGAATAAATGGAGTTGGCTCTTCAATGCTTCTGTCAACATGACTCTCACTAGCAACATTTATTACATAGTCAATTTCGCCAAATGCGTGTGCTGTTACTGGAGAAATTGGTGCAGTAAGGTCTGTCTTAATTACTTTCACTCTACTGTATGCATCTGGCAAGTCATCACAGGCAACATTGATTCTATCAGTTAAACCTTTGTGTGTAAATGTTGTTGGACAAACTACAAACCAGTCTGTATTTACTAATAGATGCCTTAGAACATGGCTTCCAACAAAACCACTAGCACCAGTTAAAAGAACTCTTTTACTCATTATTTTCCATTTCTACTAAATTAAATTAAAATTCATAAGATACTCTTTAATATCTTCTGTCATTTCAGGTTTTGATTGTACCACTTTTCTATCTTCCTTGTCAACTTTTGTACGAGACTCATATGTGTGAACTTCTACTTCCTGAATTTTTTCTCTTCTTGTATGGCTAATTGCATTATAAACAGATCCACACATAGCATCAGCTAAGTCCTTAGACTTTTTTCTAGGGTGGTCTACTCTATTGTTGTTCATAATTCTTAACTCTTGCATTTCTTCAAGTAATAAATCTATTTGAGGCAATACAACTCTTTCTTCATAGATAAGCATTGATAAATCTTCATAATGCTTCTTGGCTACTGAAAGAGTTTCTGTTTTAATTCCAACACTTGTTAAGTCTCTTTGAATATCAAAAGAATTCCATCTATCAAAAGTAACAAGTCCTAAGTTAAAGCCAAGCCTTCTTAAGTTAATAATCCAGTTCTTGACTTCTGATAAATCTACTGGACCTTCTTTCTTAGGCTCCCAATAAACAATTGCATCTACAACAATGAATGGAACAATTTGTTCATAATTATTAAATGATTGAACACTTACCCACTTGTCAACGTGTGCAATTGACACAGCACACTTGTCATGCTTTTGTGCAAGGTCAGCGTGTACAAAGTATGTGGTCTCTGGATCTGGAACAAAAGACTGCTCTATTCTTTTAGACACATCAATTGGATTAATCTTTTTGAATGCCATAGACAGCTTTTCTCTATTCTTAAAGAATGCATCTGATGAAGTTGTTGGCATACAGGCAAAACGCATTTGTGCATCAGCCATATCAGTAAGGAATGCTATCTTAAAATCTTCAATACTTCTTGTTGGATTAATTTCCCAAGTTGGTCTTTTTAGTGCAAAGACTCCAGGGATCCTATAGGAGTTAATAATATCTTCATCCCACTCAACAGTAAACTTATTACTTGGATCTTCTTCAGAAAGTAGTGGATTGATTATGAACTCATGAGATCTAACAAGAGTTTCTTTTTCAGCAATTACATCTTCATACCTTGTTGTAATAAAGTCACCTTTAAAACGAGGGAAGGATAGCAGTACAACTTTGCCATAGTCTGGAAAACGTGAGTCTACAGATCCACGAAATGCTTTATAGATATTATCAGCAGTTTTAGCCTGATCATTTCCACTTGCAGACTCCATTGCAAAACCAGAAATCTCATCCAGGATTGCAAGTATTAAGTTCAAGCCTTCAGCAGACTCTCTTTCAGAATGTCCAGAGTAAACTGTAATTGACTTATCAAATTCTATACTATCAATTTTTGGTGGATCAAACTTTCCTGCAAACCAAGGTGATCCAGTAATCTTTGTCTTAAATCCTTTAAAGAAAACATTTTTTGCCTGTTGAGCGTTAATAGCAACATTCATAATATCAATAGCATCATTGGTTGGCTTACCAAAATAACGAGAAGGATCTTTTAAGCATAATAGTTTATAAACTAAATAAGCACATCCAACTGTTGAAGAAAAGTCTTTTCCACTACCCTTTCCAAGTTGCATAATAACTTCATTCTTCGTATACCTCTTAAAATGTTCTTTACCAGCTTCCTCACCCATAAATCGAATTAAATCTTTTTCCTTGTAGATTTGACTCATACATTCAACAAGGGTATATTGATACTCAGAAAGTGGTGGCTGATTTAAATATTTCTCACCCTCAACAAATGTCTTTGCATCAACTGGAATTTCTGCGAATGGAGACTCATCAAGAGCTTCCATAAATTCGCTAATATCAATTGTCAATTACAACGACCCCACCTTCATTAACCTGAGATAGTTTAGATAGAACCTTTGGTCTGCAAGACTCGCAAGAAGATGTCACCTCTTTTAGGATTGATATAAGTATTTCTTGCTTTCTTTCTGTTTCTAAAAGTTCATCTGCTAACTCTTGATTATCTAATAGACCTGCTTTTTGTAGCATCTCAAGTCTCTTGCTTTCAATATCAGCAATAAGTTTAATAGATGTTGTCTTGGCTGTTAAATTTGCAGTAGTATCTGCAGAGTCAATAACTTCATACGCTTTTTTAATAAGTGATGAGAAGTGCTGATCTGCACCTGCAAGAGCTTCTTTTGCACGAGCGTGAATAGCTTGATTATTTGCTGCCATTACTCTCCAGTCAGTAAGTAACTCTGTAACCTTTACTCTTGGAATGTTTAGTGCTTTTGAAATCTCTGAAGCATCTAATCCTTTTAGGTACTCTGATGCAACCTTGTTTACAAGGTCTAAATGATTAACTAGTGCTGCTTCGCTTGACACGCTTACCCCTCTTCTTTACCGCTTTAACTCTGTCAGGATAAAAAGACCTTGTTGGTCCAGAAATATCCTTAAACATCTGAAAGCAGTCTATCCATTCTACACCATTTACAGGATTTTTTACAAGACATTTAAATTTAAAAGTAGCACCATGCTCTCCAGTAATCTTTATAAGATCGCCTTCACTTACTTCATGACCGCTTTCAGTAATCATTGAGGACTTTCTTTCAAATCTATCTTTAAATATAGTTTTCTTTTTAGCCACGCTTTTTAGCCTTCTTTAGCAATAAGTATCCAATAAGATCATCTTCATCATTATCCCCAGCATACAGCTTCTTGTTTTTAATTCTATTTAATTTATCATCAATGCGAACATTAAGCTGTTCCATATCATCTGCATCACTAAAGATACGAATAGGGTTAAGTGCAGAGTTACCATACGCTACATTCTTTTCTAGTAACATCTCTGTGATATCTAGACAGGCAGCAAGGATATTATATCCAGCTGGGGCAGTTTTAGAAAGCTCAAGAATCTTCTTAATTTTTTCTTCATTCTTGTTTACAAAGAATGCTTCTGATGGGTATTCAGCCATTATTTTCTCCTGCTTTTTCTTAATCCAAATTTACCAAGGTACACATAAATAGTCTCAACAGACACACCGCATTCTTTTGCAATATCTTCTGGGGACTTCTTATCCATTAAGAATCTTTTTCTTAACCAGTTTTCGTTAGCATACATTTTCATAATATCATTATATCCTTTATAAGTCAAGTTTACTTATCTTGTTCCAGTTATTAGTTGCATACCAGCCAATTGCAATAGCATCTGCAACATCATTATCATCTACATCAGTCATAAATTCTATATTAACAAGTCTGATAGTTCTATTCTTTCTAAACTCTCTTTCCTTGCCCTTATACCAAGAATCTGACTTGCCAGGAGTTTCTTTTCTCAGGGCAGCCTTTTCTTCTTTTGTTAAAACCTTATTGCCAATCCAGTTTTGCCAGGCAACTGGTACGCAAGGATAGATATCTTTTACGCCATTAATATATGCTGCACTAACAATGGCTCCTTGTGCAAGAGCCAGTTGCATAGATGTCTTTGGAGAGTTTGCAAAAATAGTATTTTCAATTACAACTGCTTTAACATCAAAATCTTTAAACAATGGAGTAAGTTTTTTACAAGCATCTCCAGCTTTTTTATAATGATCATTTCCAGTAAAATTAACTTTACCAAATTTGACTAAATTATCATTTTCAAATATTGCAAAGGCAGCAGAAGTAGAAGATGCATCAATAGAAATAAATCTACTTGGCTTACCAATATCTTTCCAACTATTTTTGCTCATAATCAAAAAATCCTTTTATATCTTTTAGTGTTTGATCTAGCTTTCTTTTACTAATCATACAACTATTACAAAACCCAACATCATTATAAATGCTGATCTCAATACCACATCCACCAGCACATTTTCTAGACTTACTTGCACGAGACCTTACCTTTGAAACTTTATATCTTTGCATAATCTTTTCTTTAGTTGCAGCACTTCTACACTCAGCAGAACAATAAATTTGATTCTTATTGTTTGTCTGAAACTGTTCGTCACAAAGTTTACAAAATTTACTCAAGGTCTTTCCTTGGAGCTATTTTAATATCACCCTTTGGCTTTGTACGACAAACTGTTTCGAAATCACAACCCTTGCACACCTTAGAGTTTGAACGATAAGGATTTTCAGGAAGAAGACCATCATCAGAAGCCTTCTTAACTTCTCTCATCCAATCAAAGAAATAGTTTATAAAGTTTTTGTAATGCTCATTAAGCTTTACAGGGAACATAGATAGTTCGTGACTATTCTTTGACTCATAAACAAGGAATGCAAAACTCTTTTTAAGAATCTTCATATAGATAAGAAGTTGCTCAACATGGTATTTTCTTGCTTCGCCCTTGACATTTAAATAATGAAAAGAATCTTCGTTAAGAGTTTTAATTTCAGTAAGAATGTCCATGTCGTTCCACTTAATAATTGCATCAGTTCTGCCAGAAATTGGTGGATCTTGATAAGACAAACGCTCTTCATTTGTTACTAGAATACCTGCAGACTCCATAGCCTTTTCAATACGACCATGGCGATCAGTTCCACTATCCATATTTGCAACTGAATACCAATCAGTTTTTACATCTGATTCATTTCCTTCAAACCATAAGTACCAAAATCTTGGACACTTACCTGCACCATAAGTCAGTGTTGAAGGAGTAAAGCTATCTCTCTTCTTAAATGAAGACTTTCTTTGTAAAGCATATCCTTCTTTAATCTTGTCAACAATCTCTTGACTATTGATTAAATTTTCTTCACTCTTCTTTGGCTTTTCAACCAACTTGTTAATAAGGCTCTTAGCCATTGTTAATCCTAACTGCATATTTTAATGCATCCACTAGTCTATCCGTTGCTTCTTTAGCTGAATAGTATATATTTTTCTTTGCTCTTTCATCTTTCTTAACATTAGTATACCAGGAAGCGAGCATTGCAAATTTAGCAGAATATGCTTGTAGTTTTACAATTAGTTCAACACCAACTGATGCTGGAACATCTGGCTTGGAAATAAGTTTTGCAACAAGTGCAAGAGTTTGAGTTAGCTCTTCATCTTGCATATGCTCAGATATTTCATTAAATCCATTTACCTGATTTAGTAAATCAACTGTTGTTTCCATTGTTCCTCAATTCTTCAAATACTTCCCATTCAATAACAGCAAGTCTAACTTTTTTATTACCTTCACCAATTACTAACATTAGTGCTGGATTCTTTGTCCTATCAACCTTTAAAGTATCAGTGACAATCTTTGCCCAATTATCTTGACTGATAGAAAATGATTTACTATATTCTTTTACATCAACAACAAATTCATCATCAGAGCCATCAGCCTTTACAGCACCTCTACCAGAATTCTTATGAGCTTTCATACCTGCTCTTTTTAACTCTCCACGCTCACTCATCAGTACCCCTTAATGTTTAAGTTAACTTTGGACAAGTGCCTTTTTGAACATAGCCAGGTCAAGTCCATAGTTGTATTTTTATAAAATCTTGCAATTAATACAGGCTCTTTACAAGTGTGACAGAAAAATTTTCCTCTATATTCAGAGAAGTCTTTATACATCTAACTTTGCCTCTAGGTCTGCAACTCTTTTTGGATCTTCCTTTAGCCATTCAATAACCTTTGCTCTACCCTGCAGTCTTTCTTCTCCCACAGTGTACCAAGCACCACCTTTTTGAATTGCTCCAACAAGTTCTGCGGTATCAACTAGATCTGCAACCTTGTCTACACCCATAGAACCTTCTCCATCAAAGTAGAAGTCATAGGAACCTGCAACAAAAGCTGGACCAGTCTTATTAAAATCAACGTGCCAATTGACTACACGACCAATCTTAGATTCAATAATCTTGTCTCCTGAAACTATCTTTCCCTTGATTGCTTGATTATCAGATTCACTTGACCAAAGCTTAACGATAGTACTGCTAAAGAATTTTACAGCATGACCACCAGTTGGTTGGTGTGAAGCAAACATTGCACCAATATTATTTCTTTGTTGAGAAATTAAAACAAGTAAAGTTGGCTTATCATTATTATTTGCATAATTAAGCATCTTTACTGCATTAGTCATATCTCTTGCTTCTGCACCAATTTGCTTAGTATTTTCTAGCTGCTTTAATTCTTCTGAATCTTTTTCAAAATATATAGCAGGAAGAAGTGCAGAAATAGAATCAACAATTAAAATATCAACGCCAGCCTTCATTAGTTGAACACCAACATCAACCATTTCATTCATACTCCTAGCATTTGAATAAATTAGTTGCTCAACGTCAACGCCAAGCTTTCTTGCCCACTCTGGATCAAAAGATGCCTCTGCATCAATCCATGCACAGATCTTTCCATCTTTTTGAGCATCAGCAATCATTTGTAAACAAAATGAAGACTTTCCTGCAGACTTATTTCCCCAAATTAGAACTTGACGACCATAGCCAAATCCACCCTTAAGTGCGTTGTTCAAACTAATACTTGGTGTCTTTTGTTTACTTATTTCAATAGTGTTTCCACTTGTAATTTTCTTACGCAACTTTGGATCTAGCTGAGATAAGAAATCGTCTAAATCTATTTTACTCACGCTAGAACTCCATGCATTTTAGGACGTTCTGTATTTATCTTAGCCTTGTTCTTTAAGGATTCTTCAAGAGATAAAGCAGTATAGCCATCTCTAACTAAACCAGCATATAAATCTAAGACTCTAATAATAATGTCAGCTAGTTCTTCTACTACCTGATCGTCACCCTTCTCCTTGCGTATTGCCTCAAGCACCTCAGATACTTCTGAGTGCACCATTGCAAGTTGCTTTAGATAAAAAATAGTTCCATTGTTATCATCCCAAAACCCCTTGTCTCTTGCATTTGCATGTAGTACTGCTGCAAATTCATCAATTATGATAGCCATTTATAATACTTCCTTCAATGTAATTGTTCCTTCTTTTGTCTCACTAAAATTAACTTTTGCTACTTTTCCAGGCTGACACTTCATATATCCAGTAGAGAACATTGTTGGGAATACCATTACAGCAGTCATTTCTCTTGAACTATCAGCAACAATCATATTAGCCATTCTCTTTCCAGCTTTAGTAACTCTTGGAGTAAATGATAGCACAAAGTGTTCGTCATTTGCAAATGGAATTTGTTTATAGTTTAGAAACTTAATCAAAGGACTATCCTTGTGATCTTTAAGTTCATCAATAGGAATTGCTTCTGATATTCTGTTTGCACCTGCAAGAATTAAATATGTTCTGCCTGGTTCAATCTTTGTTTCTTCATCATCAAAAATTCCAACCACTCCAGTAGAGTCCATAATTTCTACTCGTGACCAACCTTTTCCACGCTTAATATTTTTAGCAATACCAAGCATCACAAATACACCCTGCTCATCAAAATCTTCTACAAGATCTATGTATGCGTAGTAGTGCTGTGGAACACTTGTATTTAATTCAGGAAGGTTTAGATATTCATAAAGGTTTTCTCTTACCTTTACTTCATCTCTAGGATTATCCTCAAATGTTAGTGCACCAATTAGATCAAGTGCCTCTACTGCTCTTGAATTAATACCACTACCTTTTTGTCCTGCAAACTTCTTAAACTGTTCTTTAGAGTCAAAAGGTCTGCCAGAGATAATCTTATTTGCTACACCTTCTGACAGCCACTTGATTGCAGCAAGACCAAACCTAATGCCCTTGCCTTCAATCTTAAAGTCTGAATCAGACTCATTGATATGTGGAAGTTTTAAAGATATACCCATACGCTTTGATTCAATCAAATACTCTGTACGAGCATCACTATCTTTTTCACTCTTCAATAGAGAAAACATAAACTCAATTGGGTAGTGGTACTTTAACCAGGCAGTCCAGTAAGACAGGGTTGAGTATGCCACAGCGTGAGACTTGTTGAATGAGTAACCTGCGTGTGCTTCAAAATCATGCCACAAGTCTTTTGCTCTGATGCCAATATGTTTTTCTGCATTGTTAACAAACTTATCTTTAAAGATGTCAAATTCTTTAGCATCTTTTTTCTTACCAATAATTTTACGAACCTTGTCTGCTTCAACCATAGTCATTCCACCAAGAACTACACAAGCTTGCATAACCTGTTCTTGATATAGCACACAACCATAAGTATCTTTTAGATAGTCATTCATAGATGGATGAATATATTCAACCATTTCCCTGCCATGCTTACGAGCAATGTATGACTTACCAATTGTATTCATAGCACCTGGTCTAACAAGTGCATTAGAGGCAACTAGTTCATCAAAATTACTTACTCTCATTTTAACAAGCAGGTTTGTGTAAGGAGTTGCTTCACACTGAAAAACACCCTTTGTACGACCTTCAGAAAGCATCTCAAAGACTTTTTTATCATTTAAAGGTATCTGTTTAAGATCTATATCTTTACCGTGACGTTCTTTAATTGTTTTAATAGTCTGATCAATTACTGTCAAAGTTTTAAGACCAAGCACGTCAAGCTTAATTAGACCAATTTCTGCAGCCTCTTCCATATCAACTGCAACTACTGGAATTCTTTCTTTGCTTCCTGGTGCTACTCGTGTTTCAAGTGGAGCATACTTAAAGATAGAGTCTTTTGCAGTAACAACACCTGCAGCATGAATACCAGTTCCACGGATTCTTCCACGAAGTTGTTCTCCATATTTAACAATTTCAGGATACTTCATTCTAAACCACTGAGCATTTGTTGATCTTGTAAAATCATCCCAGCTATCTACGCCCTTAAGAACCTTATTAACATCGTTTAAAGGAATGTTAAATGCTCTAGCAACGTCTCTCACAACACCCTTATCTTTAAATGCAAGGAATGTGGCAATGGATGCAACATTTTTATATTCACGTTCAAGATACGACTTTACTTCATCTCGCCTATCATCTGCGATATCAGAGTCAATATCTGGGAAATCATCTCTGTCTGGATTAATAAAACGGAAAAACAATAAGCCGTATTCAATTGGATCAATTTCAGTAATACCCAATGCATAGCAAACTAAAGAACCTGCAGCACTACCACGACCTGGACCAACCATAATTCCCTGATCCTTTGCCCAATTAAGCATATTATGAACAACCAAAAAGTAGGGTGAAAAGTTTTTACTCTTAATAATATCAAGTTCTAGATTTAATCTATCTAGGTATTCTTTATTTTCAGAAAGACCTTTTAATACCAATCCTCTAGAGGCAAGTGCAAGAAGTTCTTCATCTGGATTTTCAACCTTTATTGGGAGAAGGTCTAGTCCACTCTTAATTCCATACTCTTCTATTTTGTTTGCAATCTCAACAGAGTTTTCATAAATATCTTCACGCTTAATACCCTGCTGTTGCATAGCAGACTTAATTTCTTCATATGAAAGAAGATGAATATCAAATGTTCTAAAGCTCATCATTCTATCTTCGCCATATAAATAATCAAGACGCTTCATAGGATCTTCAATCTTTGATGCCTTATCAAAAGTTGCTTCTTTATTTAACTTAGCGTGTGTATTTAAAAGCAGCATCATTTCTTGAATTACTTTTTGACTCTTATCAGAGTGGTGACAGTCAGGAGTTACAACTGATTTTACTCCATAGGTGTCTGCCATTTCAAGAAGTTCTTTATTTAATTCAGCAGAGTTATGTGGCATAACTTCTACATAAAAATCATCACCAAATTTTTCTTTAAACCAAGTAATATGTTTTTTGGCAGCAGCATATTCTTTATATTCAATTGCTTTTGCAAGAAGTCCACTCATACACGCTGATAAAACAATTATGCCTTCGTTGTATTTTCCAAGTATTTCAAAATCAATACGAGGCTTCTTGTAATATCCTTCAGTCCAAGCAAGTTCATTAAGTTTATTTAAGTTTTCTAAACCTTTATCATTTTTTGCAAGAAGAACAATATGGTTATACACCATATCTAAAGGATCAGTTCTTTCAGACTTATCTCTATTGTCAAATCTGTCTGCTGTAATATATCCTTCAATTCCTAAAATTGGTTTTACACCGTTTGCCTTTGCAGCCCTATACATAGGTCTATGACCAGATAGAACGCCGTGGTCAGTTATTGCAATTGCTGGTAGCCCAATTTCAGCAGCACGTTTTGCATACTCTTCTGGAGTTGCAACACCATCCATAAGGGAGTAGTGTGTGTGAACGTGTAATGGAACGTAAGTCATTTTTACCTTTCAGTTAAATAGGGTGGGGGAGTCCTTCTCCCCCACCACAATTACCAATCTACAGAAGTTGATACAGATGGGTTGTCAAAGCCCAAGAAGAACGATTCCTGCTCTGCGTAAGGAACTTCTCTTACAACAGCTTCAAGTTCTGGAATCTCATACTTAGACCAATCAAACTTTTCTTCATCTTGCTTAGTTGGAATTAGAATATAAGTTGTCTCAGTTCCTTTTCCATTTCGCTTTAGCTTCCATGTCATGTTAGAAAGGCTTTGTGAGTCTTGAACATATTCACGAATTGTATCAAATGTTGCAGACTTTGCTACACCCATACTCCAAACAGCAATGTACGGATCGTTTACGCCATCATCAACTAGTACATTGATGTAGAAGCGTAGACGTGATCGCCATCCAGCCTTCATGTCCTTTCTGTGCATTTCACAGCCAAAGCAACGACCTTCGCTTTCAGCAGAACAGGCTGCCTTACGCTTATAATCCTTTGGGTTTGTGTGTTCAGAAACAACAATGGCTAGACCATTCTTTTCGTCATAGCTTGGGGAGTCTCCATCAAGTTCATTTACAAAACGAACGGATACACTCTGATTGTCTTCTAACTTTAGCCACGTTACTCGTGGACCATTATTTTCGAACTTTGGCTTATCTAGCATTGCTTCGATATTCTTTAGCCCTTTTACAATTGCCATAATATTTCTCCTAATATTTGTCCTATATGTGGACGATTTATCTATTGTAACACATTTGCTATAAGATCGTCAAACTGTGACACAAACTTTTTTAATTCATCATCAGATAGTTCTGATACATCTTTTACTGACTCTGGAAGACTTGCATTTATTGCACTTGATCCAAGTATGTTAGATAACTTTTTTGCCATCTCTTTTCCTGCATCATCGTTATCTCCTAAAATAATTACATTATTAAAATACTGTTTTAAGAGTTCCCTCTGTTTACCTGACACAGATGCTCCTAAAGTGGCTACAGCGTGTGCTCCTACCTGTTCTAGGCGTATTGCATCGAAGGATGACTCAACTACAAACACCTTGTCAAATCTTTTTGCTCTAAACAAGTTGAACATTGTTTTTGCTTTTGGAAGACCTGGAGTATTCTTAAATTCTTTCCCCTCTACAGATCTGCCAACAAACCCTAAGCACATTCCATCAGGAGAGTGTACTGGAATTGTAACCATATCTTGACTTTCAGAGTATCCAAGTAGATACCTTTCAACACTGTCTTTAGTAATTCCTCTACCAAGATAGTACTGTGCAGCCCTTTGTGAATTTAGTGCAGAAATATTTAGTCTTTTAATTAGTTCACTATCAAACTCTATAAACTCTGGTTTCTTATCAAGCTTAGACTGAATAGCTTCTATAAAATTAACATTGTCAGATTTAGAGTCAACCATTCTTGCGGATTCAAAATATGATCGCTTTGTAACATGCATAATTACTTCAATTAGAGAATGAGATTCTTGACATCCAAAGCAGTAAAACAATCCGCTTTCTTTTGATACTTCTGCAGCAGGAGATCTATAGTTATTGTGATAAGGACAAAAAATTATGAAGTCAGACTCTACTTCATATACGACATCAATACCTGCTGCTAACAGACTTCTTCTGACTTGATCTTCTGAGTAGAAGAAGCCATCACTGGCTTGTTTTTGTCTATTCCCTCTATACACTCTGCTGTTCTCTTTCCTACATAAACGCCATAAATTGATATTTCAAAATTAAATGTTTTTCCATTATAACTGATTGTAAAGTCTGTGTCAATATCATACCTTGGAACATATCCATCAGATCTCATTCCAGCAATAATCATAGAGGTGTACTGCTCTTTAAGTCTAATAATATGAGAATCATCATAAATTTCACCATCAAGGCTAAATCTTTTTATTGACTTATGTGCGTACATACCATTAATTATATCAATGGAATTAACCACTATACCATTTTTTCTAGTCTTTTTACTGCTTTTTCATAGAACTTCTGTTCTCTTTCAATTAATACTGGAACTCTTTTAAGAGCTATTGCCGCTTCTCCAGTTGAACCAGATCCAGCAAATGGATCAAGAACTAGGTCTCCTACTTTTGAATATAACGAAAGAAGATATTGTAATAGGTAGACTGGCTTTTCTGTTGGATGTATTCTATTTCCAGATTTTGATGGTAAAGATATATGATTTGGAATACAAGCTTGAAGATATTTTTCTCCATTCTTATCTTTATACATATTCTCTACTCTATCTAAAATAATTTGATTACTATTTAATAGAACATCTTTTACTAAATTAATTACTGAGTCTATATGAGTATTATCTTCAAAATTACTTTCTAACAAAGATTGGCGAACTAGACTATTTACTACAGACGATGCCTTTTCTGCAACCACAACTGCTTCTATAATTTTATTATCAATATTTTGATTTACTATTTCAACATCAGAATTAAATGTAGCCTTACTTCCTTTAACTCCAACAATTATATACTCAACAGCAGACGTTGGCATATATGCTCTATTAATTGGAACAGCATTTGGCTTGGTCCAACTTATAACACGCCTTGGGGAAAGACCGTTTTCTTTAAGTGCATCAATAAAATAAGATATATAAGAATCTGCACAAAATATTGCAAAGTTTCCACCCTTTTTAAGCACACGATTAAATTCGCCAGACCATTTATAAAGCTCTTTAATAAAATCTTCGTGACTAAAAGTATCCCATTCTTCTTGTGTGTCTGAGTCAAACTTATAAGAATGAATTGTATTGTCTTTATATGTATGAAAATTTGTTTCCCTTGCTATATTAAATGGTGGATCTGTTAATATAAAGTCAATACTGTTATTTTTAATATTTCTATAGTTATCATCATTAAAAATGATATCTTCAATCTTTAAAACATTATCCATTATATGCTACCTTTTCTAAAAACTTTTCTGGATATGCAAAAGGACAACTTGTGCAATCGTTTTGATTATTAACAAATTCTAGCCCTCCACCAATTTTTTCTGGTATCTTTATTCCTAAAAACATATCTGGCTTTTTATTATTGCTTATGCATCTTTCACAAACTCTTGACTTATACAAGTTATTATCTCTTGACAATAGTTGATAGCTATCTTTTATTTCAAATACGTTTGACACATCTACTTTTTTTTCAATATCTTTATCACTAATCAACATCCTTGCAACTGGAATTCTATGATCAATTTCTGGATTAGTAGTTACTCTTATCTGAGTAAAAGAATCCCTATCTTCAAGAGTATTACGAATTTTTGAAATTTCTCCTGGAGTGTATACTGCTCTAGCATAGTTGTTACCAGTAATATAAGGGGAAACTATTTTATCAAAGGTGTCATTTATATTATGAACCAGACATTTTCTTCTATTTCCCTTTGGTATATTTACTCCAGCATTTCTTAACTCACGAACCTGTGCAGCTATTTGTCCAACGTCTACACCATTATCTGTTAGCTTGCTTCTAAGGCAACATCTAGATATTCCATTTGGATTTTCAAGTATTATTCTTAAAACTTCCTGAGACTTAAATCCTTGTGCAAAATTTAGCTCTTTTAAATACTTAAAAAGGTCTTCGTGCGTTAATATATCATTATTCATAAATTACTCCTTATTCAAAGTCTTTATAAATAAAGCGACCTGAGTCAAAATCAATATCTACCATAAACTCTCCACAAAAACCGTGGCGATTCTTTCTAAATATACATTCAAGGATTGTGCTACCCGTTGCACGACCAAGGGCTAAAACCCAGTCAGCATCATAAGCTAACTGCTTAGACCAGGCAACCTGACCAAGTGATGGAACGCTATTCATATCTGTTGCATCGTCTGGTGTAGCAGAAGCAATAGCAATAACTGGAACTTGTGAAGAGATTGCAAGTACCTTTAATTCTCTAGAAATATTTTTAATCTTTACAACTTCATTATCGTTACCTTGGTTAGAATTCATCAACTGAATATAGTCAATAAAAACTACATCTGGAGAGTACTGGTCAATCTTACCTCTAACAACAGAAGGAGAAACATCTCCAAGACCATCGTTAGATACAATATAAAAAGGTGGCTTATCTTTAAGATGTTGCTTAGCCCAATTTTCAAACCCTTCAACATCAATCATTCCAGAACTTAATTTTCTATGAGAAAAGTATCCTTCTGCCATAATTGTGTATACACGATTTCGCACTTCTTTCTCTGTCATTTCAAGAGAAACTACTAGTGGTACTTTTCCAGCTTTCCACGCCTGTACAGCCATAAAAATAGCGAGCCAAGACTTACCAATGGCAGGGTAAGCAAGAAGAATACCAAATTGACCAGGAGTAATACCACCAGGTAGGTAGTTATCAAAACCTGCAAGATTCGTTCTAACACCATGAATTCCTTTTTCACTTAATTCTTTAATGTGTATAAAATGTGCAGCAGCATCTTCAACATCTGTTGCATCAATATCTCTTACATCTGCACTAATTCTTTTAAGGTCAGATGTCTTAGAAATAATTGTATTTAAAGCCTCTACTGGCTGATTATCATTTAGCTGTTTAGCACTAGACATTAAGACATTTCTTAAATTATCTTCAAGATACTTAGTTCTAAGCTCTTCTAAATGATGCTTTGTTGATCCAATTTCTCCAACTGGCTGGAAGTCTCTAAACTTTTCTACAAGCAATGATTGTGTTGGAACATTAGAGTTTTGTTCATAATAATTCTTTACAAAATCCCAAACATCTTTGTGTGTTCTAAATAGAATATCTGGATTTGCTTGAAAAAGAACATGAATCTGCTTATCATTCAGTACAGCAGATAACACTTTTGCTTCTAAATCAACCATTACTTATTTAGCCATTCCCTTGCTTGTTGTCTTAGCAACACTCTTGTTGCATCGTCTTCTTCTTTTATTCTCTTAGAATCATACACCTTGTCTGCATTATTTGCAAACCATTTCCAAGTTGGAGATGCAGATACCCTAACATAATACTCAATTAGATCGTAGCAGGTTTCTACCCCATAAGATTCAATTAAAGAATCTGCTGCCCATTGTTGGGCATGTATGTTAATGTTTTCGTCTTTTTGTGTTTTTTCTTTAATTAACTTCTTATATCTAGATATTAGTGCAAAGCGATCTTTCTTATCCGCCACTAGTCCTCTAATTCTTTTTTAGCTTCTTCTACTTTTTCAATTACTTTATTTTCTACAAACTGATACACTTTTCTACAAACTGATACACCCTATCAAGTGCCTGATCTGTATTTTCACCATTACGAACAAAATCTGTAATTCCTAAATCAATTCTAAGACTTTGAAAATTACCTAGATTAAGTGTATATCCAAGTGTTACTGAAACATTTGTTGTTTCTGACATATCTGGTCTCCTACCATGTCTCTTCTTGCCAGGTTGGGATAAAACGCCCATCCTTTGTCTTCGTATAAAGCATTATAGCATCTCCCATCTTAGAACGCAAATCCTGTTCTGTTAATACGTTTCTAGGAGTAATTCTTCCATCTTTTCTTGGTCTTCCACCATGAACAGTTGTCATAATTTCCCTAATTTCAAAAATATGATCTTCAGAATAATATGCATTAATTTGAAAGCCTCTTTCTCCACCAATACTATCACCTATTGGTGCAGGAATCAAGCCGTTAGCAATAATTCTTTGGAACTGAACTCTTGACCTATTTAAAAGTCTTGCAGTATTTGCTATAGTGTAAGCTCTTTTTCTATGTTTCTTAAAATCAGAATATAACATTGATTGTTCCTTATCCTGAGTTACATTAAAAAAGTTAACAATGTTACTGCTTTTATTAATGTGAAATACTTTTATTAGATCCCCATTTAAGAAGAATATCTTTTTACAAGGATTTATTTTATCCTGTGGCTGTGACATTTTTCCTACTAAGAAGTAATTCTTTCGCCAATTGCTATAATTGACACATCAGCAGAAAAAGCACCACCTGTTGAGGGAGAAAATACATTTACGTTGCAGTTATTCTGTGTTACTTTTTCTAGGACTGCATATAGATTAGAAACACCATCTAAAGAGGTGACTGAGCAAACTACTACGGGGGTTGTTTTAAACATACCTGAATAATCAAAGGTAGACGTTGCATTTGTTTGAGTAGAGAGGTTTCCATTGGTAATTTTTAAAGTTTCTGCATAAAAAACTAGGTTTGCCGCTGCTACTAAAGAAGATGTTGAGACATCTCTATACTTAATTTTATGAAAAACATTGCCTAAAGCGTCTTGTAATTTCTGAATTTGTTGAACTAGTTTATAGATATAAGATATATCTAAAGGTTGTCCTCTTTCTGGTAATTCAATTTGTGCCATTTTTTTCTCCTACTTAATTATATCAGGTTAAGGATACCACTTCTGTATCAAAAACTTTAAATAAATCATAAACCCCTTGTACTGATCCAGAAATACCTAAATAATCATCTAATCTAGATTGATAATCTACTAAATCTTCAAAAGTATTTTGTCTAGGAATATCTTTTAATGCAACTGTTCCAATTACCCTGACTGAAGCAGACCCAGCTGGTATTAAAATGTTTGTAGAGTCGTCAGAAGATCTTTCATGGTATTCAAAATTTCCCATAACTGAACCTGATCCCCACTGAACAAAAATATCTGTAGGATGTTGCTTAAAGTTTTGTGAATGATTGTGTGCAATTGATGCACTCGTAATAGATGCAGAATTGTAGTTATAAATTGTTGGAGTGTCCCAAGTTACAGTAACTTCATCAGTAGCAATTATTGCAGTAACATCTGATTCAAGAGGTCTATATTGACCAATACTTTTAACAACATATAATTGTGACCATGCTGACCACTGGTTTTTATCTACAGAGATAATTCTAAATTGAAATGCGTGGTCTCCATTTTTATCTGGTGGTGGCAATTTTTCTACAGGAATTCTTATCTCTGCCATTAAGAAACTCCTACGCCAAACCTGTACTCTACATAACTTGTTGAGTTCTCTTTCTTTAAAATTGGATTCTCATCTAATGTCTTAATATATTCAGCAGCAACCAAAGAATATAAAGGGTTATAGCTAGATATATTTTCAAATCTTATTCCATCATAAAAAACTATGTGATCTCCAGTTTCTACATTAGAGTCATCATGAATGCAAGTATAAATTCTTATAGCATTAATTGCTGACCATGAAAAGTTTTCCGTTGTAGTAAAATCAGAAAGATTTTTTGTTATTACCTGATATCTCATCAAGTCTATATCAGTATCTTGAAGTGCCATATTGACATACGCTTTTGGAGGATTTGCTCCAGAATTATTTAATAACTCTAATCTAATTTTAACATTATCTGGTGCTAAGGACTGTACACCATCTCTTGCAACACTCACTACTGAAAACGCTAATTTAATTTGATCACTTGGTAGGTTTTTTCCTAAGTTTAAATTTATGGAGTTGTTTTCAACATAGTAAGACGCACTGCTAGATATGTCAATTAAAGAAGAGCTTGCAGATACCCCAGAAACTACTGAAGTACTTCCAGAAACAGCCATACTTCTGTTTAGATATCTTGGTTGCTCTCCTCTATTTATTCTATCTGAATATTCAAAGATAGGGGAATTGCTATTTATAAAAATAAAGTCTTCCCAAGAAGGGTTTGATATTTGAACATCTCCAACATTTACTGAGTCAATTGGAACTGGTCCAATATATAAAACAGTTCCAGAGTCATTTAAATTATTAGAGTATGCCCAAGGCTCTGAGTTACTAAAAGCTGAAACTATCTTACTATCAAAGTTTCCAGCAACTATATTAGTTTGTGCTGGATAAAGACCTATTTCTGTAATTTGAAACCTTTGCTCTAGTGGGAGCTCTGCCTTAAAAACAATCTTTTCTTGACCATCTTCTTTAAGTAATCCTTTTGATAAAATTGGCACTCTTGCAACTTCAAACCCCAAGGAGTCTGCGTCTGAAGCAAAAGTTACAGATGAAGATGTTGGCAAAGCTTTTCCACCAACACCGATTGCAATGTGACTTGCAAATTCTGGAGCTTGGTTTAAAAGATACTTTGCTACGATATTTTTACCATTTGTTGTAATCATGATTCCACCTTATATATTGTACCATTTGTGTCTATTTCAACTTCTACCTGTTGATTTCTTTCCATATTTATAAGCTCTATAACTAGATCTCCATTAGTATCAATGTAATAATAACCTTTTTCACGGGTAACTATTTGATTATTTTCATCAAGATATTGGTATGTGGCTGTTAAATCTTCTAATGCTATATAATCTTCTTGTGGGATTTTATCTTCAACATTAATAGTAAAAATTCTTGTCAGTGGCTTAAATTTATCCATAACCGTTAGCTGTTTAGCTATGTCATATTTCTTTCTTATTTCAGAAAGGTTAGAAATAATTGAGTACCTTTGATTTATTCCCTCAATAGTGTCATGTCTTTCAACTATTGATAGCTCTACTGCAGAAAGGTTTTCAAAAAGAATTTTTGTAATATGCTCTGCATTAAATTGTGGCACAAGTGAAGATATGTTAGTCACGTCTCTTGTTGGAGTTTTTGGCTCAGCTGCTTTAGGAGTTTCAACAACAACTGGGGTTGGAGTTGGTGGCATTGCTGGATTTGAACCACCTGTTGTATCATCTTTTTGATCTCCTGAGCCAGTACCAGTTCCAGTATCAGTGCCAGTACCACTTTTTTTAACTTTAGTTACAACTGGTGGTGGCGGTGGTGGTGTTGGTTTAACGGTTGGCTTATCATGGGCATCTCTTACTGGAATCTTTTGTACTTCTTTTAATGCATCAGCTTTTGCTTTATCAGAAGCAGCTTTTGAGCCTTCTCCTTTATTTTTTGCAGGTGCAGTGTATTTTTTCTCAACAGCAGCTTGTTGCTTAGTTTCTGAAGCTTGAGCCTTAACTGCTGGAGTGGGAGCTTTTTTAGGTGCTGAACTTCCACCAGGAATTTTCATTGCTGGCATTTTATACCTCCATTACCCTTAATTGACTTTTAACATTTGAAGAAGATCTTCCATATTGAGCAGATATTACAACAAACTTTTTATTTTCATCTACCATTTTAACACCTTCTGGTAAATCAAAATCAATTTTAACAATGTCACCAAGTTGAACGTGTGATGTTCCAAATGTATCTAATTCAAATACTTTTCTTGGTCTAATTGTTTTATCTAGAACCCACTTCATAATATCTTTTGCAGAGTCCTCATTCTGAATATAAATAGAATTTAATGAGAACGATTTGTTTCCATAGATTGCCCTGCTATTTCTAATACTGTCATAAATTTTTTCAGACCTTCCTGGAGAAACAATTAAATTACTGCTTGTAATTACTGGATCAGAGAAGTTTGATAATTCTTTAAAGTAGTCATCAACTGTTAAAACATTAGAAATATTTTGAGTAAATGTAATACCTTGAATCATAATTCTATTTGTAGAGCTTTCACTTAAGTCAATTGCTTTGTCTGTAGTGTTAAATATTAAAAACTCAGCACCATATGATCCTGGTAAAAATCCAGAAACTTCATAAGATTTTTCAGAAGTAAATGGTGGAACTATCTTTGCAACAAGGGCTGGATATGCTTGATCATATTTAATATTAAAATATGCACATTCTCTCATAATCGTTCCAAATTCTTCAAAGTAAAAGTTCACACTTGGTCTTGATTCAGTTCCAATAGAGGACAGATATGTTCTTTGAATAGCTGATGGAACAGAATATTTTCTTAAAGACTCAGCAGAAATATAGCTATTGACTTTTTCATTTATAGAAACATCACTTTGTTTTGTATTTCCAATTGCATAAATGTTTTCAAACATACACTTGCTTGACCCTCTTACAAATAATCCAGTTTTTAATCCAGCTGATGGGTATTGTAAAGGATTTTCATCTGTGACTTTTCCTATTAATCTATTGTTTAAATATATGGAAAAGTTTATCTTAGTAATAACATCACCATTTTTTACTATATCTGCATCTAAAGATAAATCATAAACTGGCATTTCTTGAGAAGTCAGCCTATCAGAACCAACAAACTTTCCTTCGTCTACAAGAATTCTTGCAAGAGATCCCCACAACTTTCTAGGAACTGCAATATTTTCTTTTCCAGTTTTTTGCACAGCGTATGGAGTTTTTTCAACTTTGTAAAATATAATATTTTCAATAACTCTGTCTAAAGCAACTGAGGCAGAATTTGTTGCTGCACTTGCAGTTGATCCATAGTACTCAAGAATGTCTGAAGACAAAGATGCTATTTCAAGATAATATCCAGAATTTGTTACTGGATCAAGCATATATCCAATTCCTCCAGCACCACCAGAAAGCTGTTTTATATTTAAATCTCCAACAGATTTATCAATGTCAAAAAGTTTTATTGAATTTAATGCAGACTGATTTTTTTCATCTTTTTGTTTTCCAACAATTCTAAGTCTAGTCCCAACATGTGTATAATCTTTATCTAAATCTTTATAAATATAGTTTACTAAATCTCTTTCTGAAGTGCCAGAAAGATTTGGAAGAATGTTGTTAGGATCTTTTGTTAGGGCTGGAACTGGGTATGGTCCATTAAAAATTAATGCAGATGACTGAATAGTAGCAACATCTTGCTGATTGTGAATAGAAAGCCCTTCTGATCTTGTAGATTGTTTCATAAAGTTAGCAATTTTACTAGTTACAAAAGACTGACCCTTAGAAACCGCATCATTTCCAAGAGGGTAGACTGATGCTGATGTAACTGATGCAGAAATAGCGTCATTTACTAAGTTTTCTATTGGCGTAGTGCTAAATATTTTACTTGAATCCATTCTAAAAGATTGTCTATTGTTAGAGTCTTGCCAATAAGCATTTAATCCTGCGGAGTGACTTGTTATAGCAGTTCCAAATTGTCCTCTTCCATGGGATCTTACTGGACCATTTTTAAGTCTAACATTTTCTTCTAAATTTTCAAAGTTTGCTCCTGAAGCATTTTCATAGTATGGCTCTGTATAAATCCTAAGTTTTCCAGTAAGCAGCATTTTTCCATTAAATGGAAGTTTTGAAAAATATTTTTGATATTCATTATTACTTGAAATCCAAACATCTCCAGTTCCAGTAACAGTATATTGCTGTGCATCATATCTAATAATTTCTCCATTTGCATATAAATATCCTTGAAATCTTGGAAGCCAAAAAACACTTTCTCCAACATCAATTATATTTTTTACAACCTCATAGTTTTCTACAAGTGGCACAGTACTTTCAAGGTCTATATTAAGTGGAACTGCTCCCAGTGCGTATCCAACATTTCCTGTTGGTTGATTAATCGTTCTTGTTTCTTGTTGATCTCCAAGTTCCCAAAGAACAGAGCTTTTATATCCGTAAGTTCTTTCACTTAAGCTTAAACTTGCTTGTTCTAGTTTTGAAACTTCTCTTTGAATATACCTTGTTGTATAGTTAATCTGACCATCATTTAAAATTTTTGTTTCAAATCCGCCAATAGTTTCAATATTTGGAACTATGCTGCCTGTCTTTTGTCCATAAAGAGTTGTTAATCTTTCAGAAATTGAAGAGTTATCATCTCTTATTGAAATGTCTGGCATTAAATATTCTTTTGGCATAACTACAAAGTTATTGTATTCATCAAAGAACATTGCTGTCTGAGTTGCCTGTGCAAGTCTTTGTAAAATTTCTGCAACCGATGCATCTGGCTCAATAAAGAAAAATGGAACTACTGGATCATTTGCAGTGGTAATATTTTTAAACACATAGTTGCTAAATCCAATATTATCCAGCAACAATGCGATAGCCATAGTTAGGGGACAGTTTTGCAAAAATATTGGAGTAGCATTATTCGATTCCAAAATAAAGTATGCATCTCTTAAGTTTAACGAAACATCTTGCATACCACTTGTTGCAACAGCAGCATTTTCTGAATAAAAAGTTTTTAATGGAATAAACTTATCATAGCCATTTACATCTAGTACTGCTTCATAAAAGTCGAACTTGATCTGTGGCTTAAGATTATTTGCAATAAGGCTTCCAGTTTTAGTAGTAGTGTTAAATATGTTTAATTCTGTAAATACCCCATCATGATTTGACAAATTAATACCACCAGTAGATGCTACAAGACCTCCAACTGGAAGTCCATAGTCTGTTGACATAAGATTTTTATTAATGTCATAATCTAAAACATAGTCTGTTATATCAACTTTTAATCTTGGAGATAGCTCAATTAAGTCAAATGTTCTATTTGGAGCATACATTGTTTCTACAACAACTCTAATTCCTTTAATAAAAACAAAGTCTCTGTATGTATTAAGACCTTCTACAACAAAATAGTCTGGATTTAATATTTTTTTAATTAAGCCAACTCTTTTTGTATCATCATCTTCTAATAATGAAAATCCATACTCTACACTGTAAGTTAGCCACTCTTGTTCTTCTTGATCCCAGACATATAGGGTTCCTGGCTGAGTTGTTGAGCTTCCAACCACATAAGCATCTCCACTTACAACATTTCTATTTACATAAATTGGATCTGGTAATTGATCAATAGTATCTAAGTATCCATAAAGGTGAAAGTTTGTTTTAAATTTTTCAGGTATTTTAATTCCATAGTAGATTTCTACATGCCCATCCCAGGGAACAATTCTAGATCCGTCTCTTCTTGTAGATGTTTCATTAAATGATACTGCATTTATCCAGTTATTATTTGAATCAAGGTATTGAATTCTCCATCTTTTTGGAATAGAAGATTTTTTTATGTCTTGAAGTGGGTCTGCAATTAAATTATTATTGCTTCTAATTGTTCCAGGAACTAAAAATTCTCCATTAATTCCTACTGCGGTTGGATCTGCTAAATTAGTTTGCATTTTTACAACTATTCTGTTTGTAGCAACATCATTTTTATAAACAACAAATGGTGCACAATCATTTATTTTATATGAAGGATCTCCTGTAGTGAATGCTGTTGAAGCAGTACTTGATATTCCAAATTCTTCTCCAGACTCGTTTCTAAAAGAATTCCAATATTTAAATTTATCAAATCTTGATGAAAAGTAATATCTTGGTCTTCTTCCAGACCTAATACTGTCAACAAACTGTTCATTTTTAATATTATTAGATTCTCCAAAATATAAAATCTTATTAATTCCAGACCTTGGTCTAAATGGTTTTATACAATCTTTTAGAGAATAGTAAAGCTCTCTACTGTTATCTGCTTTAAGAAATGTGAATGGTTCATTTGGATCTTCTGTTCTATACTGAGAAATAGTTGTTGACTCTAGGGCATCTGTGTATACGTTTGCATTATCTTGAGAATCATACTCTGGATATAGAGTTCTATAAATAACACTTGCACTATCTGGTCTATATCTATAGTTTCCATAGTTGTCAAGATTTAGTAAATCATTTTGATTCCATTCAGCAATAATTAATGAATCGACATCAATGCTGTTCCTTGTTTGAAGATGGTTTATTAGATCGCTATCTGAAAACATTATACTTCCTCAAGAGAAATAGAAATATCCCAAAGATCGTGGTTAGTTCCGCCTCTTTTAACAACATTGTAGCTAAAGTCTGAAACAAAAACCTCTAGGACATCTGAATATTTATCAAGTTTATCATAAACTGATACAGAAAAATTTTGTGGCTTATCATAAGATAAGAACATATAAAATGATCCAGGATTTGAGCTATACCAGTCTAAGAGTTCTGCACCACCAGCACCACCATCTGCTGTATATTCTGATAGTCCAGATATCGTAGCAGCACCATTGCTATCAAACTCTGGATCTCCATCATAAGATCTGGAAGGAATTAGATTATAGGAAAAAGATATATTCATTTTATCTGCAATGTGATAAGAACGCATATGAGTGGAACACCATCTAAAATTCCTCCAGAATTATTAGAGAAAATAATTGCTTGTGGTCTTATCCACTTTTTTCTTGCACTTAAATATGCACTACTAACCATTAATATCTACTGCTCCTTAAATTTCCTCTATTTTGTTGAGAAAGCTTTGCCATAACTACATTTGCAATATCATCTGGAGATGCATTAGTTCCAGATACATTTACATTTACGTTATATGTACTATTATACATTGGTGAAGAAGTTGAAACAACATTTGAATTATTAACTGGTATGTCAGAAATTGAACTTTCTGGAATAGAGTATCTTGGAGATCCAATTCCATCTAAGAAATTATTTGTAGGGATAGGAGATCTTCCACCAATTCCTGGGAATACTTGACTATTCAAAGCTTCAAGGAATGGTCTATTTTGATCTGCAACACGTTTTCTTACTACAAACTCTCCAGGAGTAAGGAGGGCTGGAACTTTATCAATCATTCCAATTCCTGGAACGCTGTTTCCATTATGCATTCTTAGTGCAGGAGGAGACTCTGTTGAGCCCTTATAAGCAACTCCACCAAAAGCCATTTTAGAAATAGTTCCTCCATAATTTTGCATAGCAAAATCTCCACCAGACCCAGGAGTGGAGGCATTGTACTCTTTTGCAAGTGTATTAAAATCTAATATAAAAGTCTTTAAGAATCCCTTTTGAGCAGCCGTAAGCTCTCCATTTATTTCTTTTAGTTTTAATGCTGCAATTATTCCTTTTTGCTGCAACAAGAAAGTTCTAAGCTCTGCTTTTTCACGGGCTTCTGCGTTAGCAAGTCTTTTTTCTTCAATTTCATACATTCTATCTTGAATAGCTTCAACTTCTGCCTGAATAGCCTTATTTGCAGCCTCAAGCTCATTTCTTGTCATAAGTTTTCCATTTACAGAAACTGTTAAAGATTCTAAATCTCTTTGTCTTTGTGCTTCAAGTGCTGCTCTAGTGTCTTCAATTTGATATTGAGCTTCTTGCTGTTGCATTTCATTTGCTGCATTTGCTGCTGCTGCAATGTCTCCAGAAGCAAGGGCACTAGCAAGACTAATTCTTGAACGATCTTGTTCTGCAATTCTATCGTTTGCCTCAGAAACTTTGTCCAAAGCTTCAAATCTTGCATCATATGCCTTATTTACTTCTTCTTCTTTTTCAGCAAGATCTTCAAGTGCTCTATCATTAAGCTCCATCTCTCTTTGTTTTGCTCTCAAAGCCTTGTCTTCTTTTTGAGATTTTATGTCTAGAGCCTTGCTTTGCATTTCTAGACTTAGTAAAGTTTTTTCTTCTGCTGTCATAGCAAGGAATGCAGTTGCTTTTTGAATATTTAATTGCTTTTCTGCAAGTGCAATAAGTTGTGCTCTTTGTTTTTTATTAGCCTTTAGATACATCTCAGTATCAATTAAAGCAAGAGCTTCTTGTTTTTCTGTTCCAAGAAGGTGGTTAGTTGCTTTGAAGTAATCCATCTTTGCTTTTGTTGCAGCTTTAAATTCTTTAATGTATTGAGCAAGAGTTTGCTTACCAGAGCCACCTCCGCCACCTCCAGAACCTGCTCCAGCACCTGCTCCAGCACCTGCTCCAGCACCTGCAGCAAATGAATTAGTTATAGATTGCATAACAGTGCCAACTTCTTCTCCAAACGCCCTTCTAGAATGTTCATCTAAAATTCCGCCCTGATTTTGAAAATCTGCTCTAATTTTTACAACAACATCCATTTTTGTAAGAATTGCTTTTTTTTCAAGGTCTGGCAAAGCTGCAAACTGATCATAGCTTGCACCAACCTGTTGCATAATTGGTGTAAAATTATCTTTTGCGTATATGTTTAATTCTTTGTCTGACATTTTTTCAAATTTTAACAAAGAGTCATACATGTCTTTAATATCTTTTTTACTTGTTGTTTTAACATTTATTAGAGTATCTATGTCTGGAATTTTTCTAAGGATTTGAAGTTGTTGACTTACATCATCAAATTCTTTTTCACTTAGTCCACCTTCTTTAAATCTTACTAAAAGATCTAAATTATATAGATTTTTCTTTCCAGATAAAAAGTCTTCAGCAGCTTGAGGACCAAGTTTTTTAACTTTTTCCATAATTTGAGAGACAATCTCTTCAGAAGCTCCACCTTCTATTAAAGACTCTCTTAGTTGCTCTTGCTGTTGTGCTCTAAACTGCATGGCTTGTGACTGAGCCTCATTACCAGCAACTGTGATAGATCCAGTCCTTGAACCCTTGGTGGTTCCTTGTGCATTAAGATTTAGTTCTTGAACGTCTGCAAACCCTAATTGTTGTGCAGTTATAGCAGCTAAATTATTATGAGACTGTGCAAGATTTGAAGACTGTTTAATATATTCTTCTATAGTTACAGTACCTTCTTGATATGCTAAATTTAAAAGCTCTCTTGCCTGAGCCTCTTTTTCAAAAGCTGAAGCGTTGGTTGCACTTATCTCATTAAGCTTATAGTTCTTTATAAATTCTTCTTCTCCACCTTGGAATGCTTGAATAAATCTTGCACCAACATTCATTTTTCTGTAAGCAGAAGTAGCATCTTCAGCAAGTTTTGTAGCATCTATTTTAGGACTAATTTTAGCTGTTATTGAAGAAAGATTTTTTAATAAATCTCTTCCATCTGGACCCATTAACTTAGTTAATTCTCCTGAGAATTGTAAAGCAATAGACTGATCTCCTAACGCATCTCCAACTTCAATTGCAATAGCTCTTGCTTCTTCTGTTCCAATAGCACCAGAAATAATTGCTGCAGATAACTGATTTCTTAAAAGTTCTACAGCATTTCCTCCACTAGATTTTGCAGTTCCAATGTCTTTTAACATCTGCTTTCCAGCTTCAGACTGAACAAATTCAGTAGACTTTGCCTGAGCTTCTTCGCTAATAGCCTGTCCACCAATTCTTTCAACTGCAGCTATTCTTGCTGCCTGAGCAAAAGTTTGATTTCCAAACTGTTTAGCAATTCCTTCAACTGTTTTTGAAGTTCCATACATTGCATTTGTAAATTCTGCACCAGATTTTTCTGCATTGTTTATTTGTTTATTTAATTTATACACTGCAAAACCTGCAAGAGCAACTCCTGCTGCCATAGAAGACATTCCTAAAGTTAATCTTCCTCCAACAGTTGCCATATTTTTAAATATTGGACCAAGATTTTTTACACTTCCAGATATTCCAGAAGGTCCTCCATCTATTCCACCCTTACCAACAGCTTTTCCAAGCAATGGTCCAAGCATTTGTACCACTGTTCCAGCAATCATAAGTGGCATGTTTCCACCCACCATTCCACCCATCTGAGCAACTGTTCCAGCTGCAGAGACAAGCCCACCAAATGCATACCCCTTAACCTGTCCACCATTCATCATTTCAAGAATTCCTTGATTTTGACTAGCTGCTTTTTTATTTACAACAAACTCGCCAGGAGTTAACATGGCTGGAACAGTATCAGAATTTCCAGATCCAGGAACTGTTCCTCCAGAAGCAAAGTGTGCCCTTGACAATTTAGAACCTGAAAATTTAGAACCCTTTAAAGTTAAATTCTTAAGTATTTTTTCAAATGTTTGAGAAAGTCTTAGTCCAGTATAAGAAACTCCTTTTTCTGTATTAGACATGGTTGCTCCATATTGGAATCTACTGTAAATATTTCCTTTGTCATCAAAAATTTCAACTGTAGGCTTTGATTTTGCCCCTCTTCCAGCTATTCTTCTTGTTCCAATCTTTGTTTGATCATCAATTAATCCATTTGCTAAAAGATATTCTCTTACAACATTTGCAATTCTAGAATCTGATTCAAGCTTTTTCTTTCCTCTTTGAGCATTTAATCTTCCAGAAGACTGATTATTTTGCCTTAAAGATTCTAAAATTTCTTTATCTTTTGGATCAATAGCTTGATTAACAAGTTCATCAAGACCAAGATATGAGACACCTTTCTTAAAAGATGGGGTATCCTTTAATAGTGCATCTGGATTACTAAGTTGAACTTCTTGAAGTTTTTGTAAAATTTGTTGATGCATTTTTCTAGTATCAATTCTTTTATCTGATCCAGTTTGATCTAATGCATCATTTAAAGTTTCAAATACATCTGGACCACCATCTTTTAAAAATTCTAAAAGCTCTAATACTTTTACTCCACCACCAGAAGATGCCATAGCCCTATTCATGGTATCAGGAATTCCAAATATTGAAAGACCTAATCTTGTAATCATATCATCAAGAGATGGAGAATTTAATATAAGTGATGAAAATTGTGAAGAAGTCATCAAAGGTGCTGTTTTTAAAGGAATAAATCTTTCTGTTTGAGAAATTTGTCCAAATCCTCCAGCAATATTTCTGAGTGACTGAACCATTCTAACTTCTTCATTTGTTCCAAAATATTGAACACCTGGAATCTTTCCACCTTTGTTATATCCTTGTACACCTCCATCATTAATAGCCTTTAACAATCCAAGATTATTTTTAGTAGCCTCTTTATTAACAACAAATTCACCAGGGGTTAGCATTGCTGGAACAGTATCTGTGTTTCCTACACCAGGAACTCCACCGCCAGCATTTCTTCTAAGTCCTCTTATCCTAACACTAGCACCCTTTGCAGCATTAGTTCCAGCAGCACTAGCAACTCCAAACGATGGGAGTGCTCCTGCAGCACCTTGTGTTGCAGCCATTGCACCATATGCTTTTGTTAAGTTTGCAATTGCTGCAGCTGCTGCATTTGCTGTTCCAACTTGTTCAATAAGTGTTGCATTTAAGACTTGACTTGCCCCAGATAACTGTTGAGCAGCCATAGCTGCATCCATTTCAGCAAGGCTTAAATATTTAGAACTTTGACCTAGTGCTTTGAATGCTCCAATTGGACCACCAGTAATAAATCCTTTACTAAATAGTGCCATACCCTGTGTCATTTTTGCAAGAGTTCCAACAAGGTTTAAGAATAGACCAGCTAACATTGTTACTGCTGGGACTACAACGCCAACAATGACTGCAGCAATTGCAGTAAATTTCTTTTGACCTTCTGAAAGGCTGTTAAATCCATCAACAATTTTTGTAATAAAGTTAACAACTGGAATTGCAAGTTGAACAAATAATTGACCAATAGGAGCAATTGCTAATTTAAATCTTTCTACTGCTCCTGTTAATTGAACACCAAAGGATTCTTCAATTGTCTTTAACTCTTTATCTGCAGTTGCACCAAGTTGTTCTGTTGAATATCCCATAGTGGCAATAACTTGTTGTGCTTGAGATCCTTTTCTAGAAATATTATCAAATAGTGCTCCAAGTTTTGCATACTGGAATTTACCAAATACCTGCTCTAATGCCTGTTGTCTTGAAAATTGATCTAGACCTGCAAGGGCTTGTGCAAAAGCTTGAACAGTGCCCATCAAGTCTCCACGATTTGCTTGAATAATTGTTTCAAGATTAATTCCCATACCATTCAACATTTCAGTTGCCTGTTTTGTTGGGTTAATCAAAGATGCAAGACCAGACTTTAAAGCGTTAGCACCTTCAGCAGCATCTACACCACCTTCTTGCATTGCTGCAAGGAATACCGTAAGGTCTTTTACGTTGCCACCAAGACCTTGAATAACTGGGGCTACTCTAGGAATTGCTGCAGCAATATCCTGCAAAGACACAACAGTTTGGTTTTCAACCATATTTAAAAAGTTAATAGTATCTGCAAGATCTTTTCCAGATAATCTAAATGCAGACTGCAAGGATATGGTAGTTTCAAGTGCTGCATTTTGATCCATTTGACCAAGTGTTGCAAGTCTAGTTGCCTGTGATACAGCATCTGTTAGATCAGCATTTTGTCTACCAGCAGCAGCAGCCTGAGCAGCAAGTCCAATTGTATCTTTTACAGCAATACCATATTTTGTATACTCAGAAGCAAGACCTTTTACAGCTTCTAAATTCTTGTCTAGTTCTGCTGGAGTTGTAAAGATATCTCCATACACCTTTTTAAATGCGACAGCTTGTTTTTCAAGATCCATAAAGGTTTTTCCAGCAACAGAACCAAAGATGGTAAGTGGTACTGTAAAACCAACCATGAGCTGACGACCAGCCCACTGAACATTTTTACCAAAGTTAATTAACTGAGTTGTTCCTTGCTTAAACATATTGGAAAGAACTTGAGTTCTTTGAGCAGCGACTGCAGCCTCAGAAGAGAATGCAGCAAGTGGTCTAACTGCTATGGCTTCTTGAAAACCATTTGCAGCACCAGAGGTTGCTATAAATTGTGTCTGAAGTCTTTTTGCACGTTCTGCAGCAAGTGCCATTGTTTCTGCTGCAATAGCACTATCTTTATTAAATTTTGCACTAAAAAATTGCCCAAGAGTCGTTTTACCCTTGGACAAAGTTTTATCTAAAGTGGCAGCAGCAGTTGAAAGCCTAATGGTCTCTGCTGTAAATAATCCAGTCTTATTAATTGCACTTTGCAATTCTTTGGAGTATTCAGCTGCAAAAGTTCCCTGTGCCTTATTGCTCTTATTAAGAGCTAAATTGAAAGCATTAATCTGGGTTTGCAAAGCTTGAAGTTGAGACGCAGCACTACCTGTATTAATCTCAATATCAATAATGCCTTTTGCTACTTCAGCCATTATTTACTTACCACCTCGTAATCCAAGCCATTTCCAATACCAAAGCCAGCACGTTGTGCAGCTTTGCCTTGAAGAGCAAGGATGTCGTTAGGATTAGATGTAGCACCATTGCTAAAAGCTCTAGCCTTTATCTCTTCCCACTTATTTTCAGACGAAGAAGAATCTATATTAACACCTTGCAAAGCAGCTAAGAATTTTTTATTTTCATAGTCTTGCTCATTCTTTGCTTCTAGTATTGCTACTAGTTCAGGCATTGATATGCTTTCCTCCATTTCAGAATAATTCTTCCAGAAACCCAGAAGAAATACTCTTGATTCTAACTCAGCAAGATCTAGTTCGTCCCAACTAGAGCCGCTGCCAGTGCGTTTGGGTCATTCAACTTAATCCCTGCAGCTACTTCAATTACCTTGTACACAGTTGGGAGATCCATGATTTCCTCTAACTGCTCCTTAGTTGCTAGTTCTGAGTTATACTGCTTCATTGCAATAGTTGCACAGCTTAGCAATAGATCCATTGATTTGATATTATCTTCTGCAATCTTTGGATCACTAATTTTTTGAAACTCTTTCATAAAATCTCTAAGTAAAGAGATCTTTAGTGGTTTCATAGAAATAGTAGAGCCATCTAATAGCTCTACTTCTACAACTTCATATACACTAGTTGCCATTTATTCCTCCTGTAGAATATATTCAATTATAGCATAAAAGGCTTCTATAAAAGAAATTACCCACCCTCAAATTAATGAGAGTGGGCACTTTCTATTATTAAATTATATTAGGTTATGCACCCTTTACACGGTCAACAATCTTACCGTATGAACCGTTAGAAGTTGGAAGCAAACGGAATGATACTTCATACATAGAAGGAGTATCACGCTTTGCTGACACAGTTACGCTATCAATAGATAGAGCACGGTGTGCAACATAGACACGCTCAACCTGATCTGCACCAGTTGCGGTTGGATCACCAGAACCTGGACCAACAGCGATAAGTGCACGTTCCAAAGGAACTTCACCTAGATCACCTGCTGAGAGGTTAAGTGTTACTTCATCTGGATCTGCATCGTTGTAGTTAGAATCTGCAGTTGCAATTGCAACAACAAGGTTCTCAAGTGTAGCTTCAGCAAATGCTGTAACCATGTTCACCTGCATACCTTGCTTGTAAAGCTTAGCAACGTCAAGAAGCTGATCAACCTGTACCTCACCAAAGTCTGGCTGGAATTGTACTTCCAGACCGTTCATGGTGTATCCTACGTTTCTCCAGCTTGCGGAAGCCGCTTCAACTGTATCTGCATATAAAGTTCCATCAACGAACGCTGGGATGCTGCTTACGCTTCCACTTCCTGAGAAGTTGTATGCACTTCCACTCCACTGTAGTGGACCAGAGTTAGATACGAAAAGCTGTGCTGCACCAACAATAATTTGATTGGAATTTCCACGAGTAGCCATATTTTTTTACACCTCACTTTTAGTCTTAAAATTTGTAGGGTATTGGCGTTTCCTAGTTTAAGTATACATCTAGTTTTTATCATTCATTAAACTGTTTAGAATGATAGTCATACTTAATAATAAGGTCTCTTGTAGGGTTATATTCCATAAAATCAGAAACATCTTGCTGTGTATCTGTAAATCCAGACTGGTAAACATTTACACAATGGAAGTAATACTTGCTTAATTCTGGGTAGTTAGGATCGTTGTATCCTGGAAGAGTTTTAGTAAATTCATTAATATCTCTTGCAGCATCATCTTCCCTGTCCAAGATGCTTTGAATAAGGCTTGTAAGGTTTATGGTAGTTGCATACCTGTCTTGCTGGTTCCTGTTAATGTCGTACAGAGAGCCACCAACGATTGTATATCTCATTTGGTCAGTCTTGATAGGGTAGAAATATTTATAGCCTCCACGGACTCTGCTGAACTTATCAAACATAACGTAAGGAAGATCATTGTCAATTACTGCAGTTGGAAGATTGTTTGCTGGAGCAGGGAAG